TCGCCACCAACGAGGAGTTGGGCCTGCACTTGAGCGATAAGCCTAGCATTATCATGCTCGACGAGTTTGGTAAGGCGAACGCCATGGTTCAGAACGCCCTGCTACGACTCATGCTGGAACGCAAGATGGGGTCTTATGAAATGCACAAGGACAGCATCGTGTTTGCCACGACCAACCTCGGGGCCGAAGGCGTTGGGGATATGCTGCGCCCACACGCACGCAACCGCATCACCTGCGTGACGCTCAAGAAGCCGGACAACTTCCAGTGGCTGGAATGGGGGATCAACAACGACATCGACCCCGTCATTCTGGGCTGGGTCAGGGACAACCCGCAGGTGTTCCAGTCCTTCGAAGATGTGCAGAACCCCGACGACAACCCCTACATCTACCACCCGCGGTCGTCGCGTGCAGCCTTCGTGACACCGCGCTCGCTGGAAGCGGCCTCTGACTGGCTCAAGCTGCGTGACAAGATGGACAACGTGACGATCACAGCGGCACTCATGGGTACGCTTGGCGACCGCGCGGCCATGGACCTCATGGCCTTCGTGCGCCTCGCCGAAGATCTGCCGACCATGGCGTCGATCAAGAACAGCCCTGAGACTGCCAAGGTGCCGGTCGGCGCCGCCGCCGTGTGCATGGTCGTGTATCGCACGCTGGCGTCGATCGAGGCCGACTGGATCGACAACTGGATGGTCTACCTCAACCGGCTTGACCCCGAAGCGCAGGGGCTGTTCGCCAACGGCGTGCGTGCGCCCAAGTACGCCAAGCAGGGGCTTGTCATGACCAACAAGGCGTTCACGAATTGGGCAAGATCGAGGTCGTATTTGTTCGCGGCAGACGTTTAACAACCCGCGCGGGGCGCTATGCCCCGCGCATAGCAAGGAGCAACACTATGACCAAAAGCATAACAGTGCGGGGTGTGACATACCCCAGCCAGAAAGTCGCAGCCTACGCCCTTGGCGTATCCGAAGCGACAGTGTGCTCCGCCAACCGGCGGGGCGCGCTCGACACCGTGGGTCTGGGCCCGCTCCAGAAAGGCTGCGAGGGCGTACACAAGAAACCTGTCATCCTGCACGGCGTTGAGTGGGCATCCCGTGCGGCACTGGCCGAACATCTCGGTGTCTCGCAGAGCCAACTGTCATCATACTTCACAGTGCGCGACGCTCTTCACAGTGCGCGCCGGGCATAACAACAATCAACCAACCAAGGAGAACGACAATGAACTTTGACACACAACCAACGGTGTCCGCACCATCTATCTCGTCTGCATCCATGCTCGTAGAGCTGGGCATCTCGTCGTGGACTGGCCGCAAGAAAGACAAGGCTGCATCGGCCGAGGTAACAACGCAGAACGCTGCGCGTACCGGCGTGGCATCGGTCAACAAGAAGCTGCTGGGCGACTGCGCGGAACTGGTAGCAGTTCAGAAGTTTGCGGCCAACGTGCGCACCTCGCACTACGCCATGACAATGCCGTGGAGTGACAGCGGTATGCGCCTGCTGCCGACGACGGTGTACTTCAAGTACCACCAGCAGATGACGCAGCTTCAGGGCGAGTTCGATCGGTTGGTCCAGAACTTCCTCGACGCATACGACTGGGAAGTGGTGCAGGCGCAGGCCAAGCTGGGCACTCTGTTTAACCGTGACGAGTATCCGACGGTGGACTCACTGCGGGACAAGTTCGGGTTCCGCATGTCCTATATCCCGCTGCCTGACGCAGGCGACTGGCGTGTGGACATGGAGCGCGATGCACAGGACGCGCTGAAGGAGCAGTACAACACCTTCTACCGCAAGCAAGTCGAGGGTGCCATGCGTGACGTCTGGGAGCGACTGCATACCGAGCTCAATCGGTTCGTGTCGCAGCTGGGCGTCGACGCCGAAGGCAAGAAGGGTAAGATCTACGGCAGCACCATGGAGCACGTCATGCACCTGACAGATATGCTGGAGGCTGCCAACTTCACCAACGACCCGAGCCTCACGCTGGCACAGAACCGCATTCGTGCGGCGCTCGACGGTGTGGACAAGGACGACCTCGTGCGCAACGACATCTTCCGCGAGGATACCAAGCGGGCCATGCAGTCCGCGATCGACGCACTGCCCGGGCTGGGCATGTGATGAGATACAAAGCAGCAACGAAGGACCCCGCCTATCTGGGCGGGGTCGAGGAGTTCGACATATACGTGACGCCGAGCATGAATGTCGTGGCGCGGTGGGGTAACGTCGCGAAAGCTACAGCATGTCACATAACCAACGCCCGAGACGCCGCGACATGGATGGACCCACTAGTCCCGCACATGACCCCCGAGATAGCCGAACGCATCGCCGCAATGGTGCGGTGTTTCGGGCCGGAATAACCGCGCGGCGCTGTATGCGCCGCGCATAACAAGCAACCAAGGAGAGAACAGTGACAAGCAAGACGATCATAACATGCAACCGCTGCGGCGGTTCAGACATACTCAAAGACGCCTATGCCGAATGGGATGGTGAGGCGTGGGTGCTGCACTCGGTGTACGACAGCACCACATGCGACACATGCGGCGTCGAGACGTCGGTGACGGAGATAGAGGAGACAACAGATGTTCAACAGTAAACTCACCCCCGAGCAACGCCTCGAGAAGGCCGTGATCGCTATCATGGCCAACCCCAAGTACATGGCCCTGTCAGGCGTCATGATGATCGGCAGCCGCAAGATCGTCGACAACGTGCCAACAGCCTGCACCAACGGCCGCGACGAGAAGTATGGCCGCGCCTTCGTCAACATGCTCAAGGATAGCGAGCTGCGCTTCCTTGTGCTGCATGAGGTGTACCACAAGCTGTACCGACACCTGACCACATGGCAGTGGATGTACAAGGAGAACCCGCGCGCCGCCAACCAAGCGTGCGATTACGTCATCAACATCAAGCTGGTCGACGACAACAAGGACGGCTTCGCCACCATGACCGGTGCACTCACCATCGGCTGCCTCGACGAGAAGTACCGTGGGTGGGACAGCGCCATGGTCTTTGTCGACCGCAAGAAGCAGGCGCGGGATGAGCCGGAACAAGGCGAAGGCGACGGCGACGGCGAGGGGTTCGACCAGCACGACTGGGAAGATGCCAAGGAGATGACCGAGGCCGAGAAGGATGATCTCGCCCGCGAGATTGACGAGGCGATCAGGCAGGGTGCGCTGGCCGCAGGCAAGGTGGGGTCAGGCGGCGACCGCATGTTCGACGAGCTGCTGCAACCACAGCAGGATTGGCGCGAGATACTGCGAGAGTTCGTGGTGTCCACGTGTACCGGCAAGGACTACTCGACGTGGCAGCGCCCAAGCCGCCGGTATATCGGCGCGGGTTACTATATGCCGTCCGGCATCAGCGAGAGCATCGGGGAACTGGTAGTCGCGCCGGATATGTCGGGGTCGATCGGGCAGCAGGAGATCACGCGCATGTTGTCCGAGGTCAAGAGCATCGCCGAAACCGTTCACCCCGAGGCTGTCCGCCTGCTGTATTGGGACACCAAGGTGTGCGCCGACGAGCGGTACGAGGGCGCCGAACTCGACACGATGATCGCCAGCACCAAGCCCGCGGGCGGCGGTGGTACAATGGTCGAGTGTGTGCCCGAGTACATGACCAAGGAAGGCATCAAGCCGCAGGCGGCGGTCGTGTTCACCGACGGCTACCTCGGCGGGTCGTGGGGCCAGTGGGACTGCCCCGTGCTCTGGGTCATCGTCGACAACAAGTCGTGCCAGCCGCCGTTCGGCACCACGGTGCACGTGACGGCACGTGACATCTGACAACCCGCGCGGCGCAGCCGTTATGCGCCGCGCATAACAAGCAAGGAGAGAAACAATGGGATACATGAGCAAGGTGGCGTTCATGGCAGTTTTTGCCAACGCCGAGCAGCACGACGAGGTCATGGCAGTGTACCGCATGAAGCCCGAAGTGCAGGAACACAAGATCGAGGCCACATGGCGGCGGGTAGACAGGTCCGACGGCGTTGTGGTTCGCGTCTATGAGGCGAGCAACGTGAAGTGGTACGATTCCTACTCCGACGTGCAGGCTGTGGAGTATCTGGGCGAGCTCCTCGAGATGTTTTTTGAGGAGCGCGGGTTCGAGTACGCGTGGGGCAATGTCCGCATCGGAGAGAATACAGATGACACCGTAGAGACAGTGCACGCCCCACAGGGTAGTCTCGACGAGGTTATATACGCCACGATGCGCTTAGTTCGCAGTATTGAGATTGATATTTAAGGAGAGAAACAATGGCGTATAGCCAAGCATTCATCGACAAGCATCGCAATTTCAACGTGGACCACAACTGGTGGGACTGCGTGTACGACGACTTCAAGTGCATCTGCGAGATCCTCGGCATCGACATCGACAAAGACGAGCCGTCGTTCTCGGGCTTCTGGTCACAGGGTGACGGCGCGTCGTGGACGGGCACCTATCGCCCGGTCAAAGGCTTCTTTGACCGCAAGTACGGCGAGCCGACATACGACATTGCACCGGTCAAGATCCGCGAGCACGCCCCAGAAGACGAAGTCCTTCACACCATCGCGGACGAGCTGTGCCTGCTGGCGAGGATATACCAGCCTGTGTCGGCGAAGATCGGAAGGCACAGCTCACATTACGTGCACAGCATGACGATGTGCGTCAGCGAATGGGGGTATCACGACGAAGACGCCGACAGCGTCGACGACGCGATCGCAGAGCTGATCGAAGAGACGTTACTGACGCAGTTCCGTGCGCTGGCCGACTGGCTTTACGGCAGGTTGGAGAAGGAGCACGAGTACCTCACGAGTGACGAGGCAGTGATCGAGAGCCTTGAGGCGAACGAGAACGAAGAAGACGAAGACGAAGAAGCGTAGGCTCTATGCCCCGCGCATAACAACCAACCAAGGAGAACGACAATGTCATTTGGACTTTCAATGAGAGGCGTATCGTACGTGATGACGTACGACGCAGCCGTCGCTATGTATAACAAGGCAACACCATGGCGCGGTGAGGACCCCGAGGGCGAACGCCCCTTGCCGCAGAAGCGCGCACGCGACTACGGCGTGCGCATGGACGGCACCGACGTGGTGTTCCGCTACCACCGCACCGACGTCATCCGCTGGCACATGGACGGGTCGTATACGATGGACACCGGCGGGTATCGTACGCGGTCGACGGGCGAGTTCGCGACCAACTTCATGCCGCGAACTCACTACCTACAGAAGGAGGCCAGCCACCTGCGGATCAACGGCGAGATATGGCCGATTGCGGGGCACAAGGTCACAGTGTCTGCCGACGGTACGCCAAGCGGCGAGGGTCTCGGTGTGTTTGTCAAGCGGACCGTCAACCGCAAGAAGGCGAAGGTGCTCCTTGATCGACTGGGCTACCCTGCGTACCGCCAGTGGTACGAGACGATGTCCCCCATGGTGCGCGACACGCTGGATCGCCCGTCGCAACGTAAGAACGTCGTCGGCGGGGAGGTCGAAGCGTGGCTCAAGGACCCTGAGAAGTGGCACGAGCTCATGGTGAGCAATGGTGGCACACCCGCGCAGGTCCGCGAGATGATGTACGAGATCCACGGCGATCACCAAGGTGTGTGGGACCACGAGCGGCGCGACAGCGTCACCGACGCACAGGGGTGGACGATCGCATGAGCAATGATATCTTCGAGAGCATCGACGAGATGGTCGCCCTTCTGCACAAGCAGATAGAGACCTACGGCCAGATGAAGCACGCACTGCGCCTCGCAGAGCTGGCCGGTGTACCGCCCAAGGAGTTCAAGGGCATGGTCAGCACGAGAGTGATCGAGGGGGGTTACGCGTGGCGCCCATGGCTAGGGGCGAGGTTCGTCCTGACAGTGGACGGCGCCAAGACCGAGTTCCCCCTGAAAGATGTCCACAAGGACCTGTGGCCGGAGGACATACTGGCGAAATACAGGAGGTATGAGATGAGGAAGCGATGAGAGAAATGCAGTCGTTTCATGACATAATGGCCATGATCTGCGACCCGGAAAGCGACTACGTTTGGCGCATAGACACGAACTACGACGGTTTAGTATCTGTTCAGTATATCGGCTTCTGTCCTATTGACGATAGGGACGTTACGCTATATGATGACATATCTAAGATACCTGACTGGATGCAGCATCGTGTGGCAGCGTTAAACATGATGCCACCTCACCCGACCGAGAGTTCGATCTATGGTGTGGGGCGGCGCATAGACGACACAGTGTTCTGGGTCGTACAATAAGCAACGACGCGGGGCTCTATGCCCCGCGCATAACAAGCAAGGGGAATAACATGGTAATGACACCAGAAAAAAAGGTAAAAAACGCCGTCGTGGCGGTGCTGAAAGACGCCGGTGCCTACTACTTTTATCCGGTAACTGGTGGATATGGTGCGAGCGGGGTGCCGGACATCGTCGCGTGTTACCGCGGCAAGTTCATCGGCATCGAGTGCAAGGCTGGCAAAGGCAAGCCGACCAAACTGCAAGAAAAGAACCTTGACGACATCCGCACCGCAGGTGGGTGGACCTTGGTCATCAACGAGAACAACATCGCCTCAGTCGTTGACGTGCTGCGACTTATTGATATCGGAGAAAACAAATGAGCGACCCCCAAGAGGGGGTTCGCCGCGGCATGTGGATGTCGCACGACGGGTTGGTCTGGATCGAGGACATGTCCGATGAGTACCTACTGAATTGTTACAGAACATGCCTGCGGCGCGACAACCCGAAAGCAGACGAAATATGGCGCGAGTTGGAGCGCCGAGACATTGAATGGAGAATAAAATGACCAACCTCAAAACCAAAATCAAAACGCAACTGATTGACGGCGCATCTACCGTACAGGAAATTGCCGTCGATATCGTTGACGCCACGTCAGCCGACGTGCAGGCCGCTCTGATCGAGATGGACGACGCTGGTGATGTGCTGATGCGCAACGGCTGGTATCGGCTGTCTGAGCGGGCAAGGGGGGCAATGTGATGACTGATTTAGTAAAGCGGTTGCGGTCGATAGACCAGATGTCAGTTGAGGATTGTTTTTTGCAGTCTTACCTTTACACCAAAGCCGCCGACCGCATCGAAGAACTGGAAGCAAAGCTGGCCGAGGTCACGGCGGAACGGGATGAATGGAAAGAAGCCTTCGAAGATCTTCAGGTCAAGCTAAATTGGGTCCTTGTAGAGCGTGACGAAACTTTTGCTTTGATGCTGGACCGGACACAAACAGCCGAGGCCAAGCTGGCCGAGGTCACGGCGGAACGGGATAAATACGAAAAAAGAAACCGCGTCCACTTTCAGTGGTGGATTGAAGCCGATAACGAAAAGAAAGCAGCCGAGGCCATGTTGCCCCGCGCGTATCGGGCAGGGG